GCAGCAGTTATCCCAACCGCCCCAATTCCTGCCCAGGCTAAGCGTGAGTTTCGCATGCCTTCCGCGGGCGAATACCTTGCAGCAATGCACATCGGTGGCGACACATTCGCCAAGGTAAACGCTGCATACCGTGAAGCAGCAACCAACAACCGCTCGGTTCTTGAAGCCGCCGCCGGCGATCAGTTAACCACTGACACCCCTGGTCTGCTCCCAGTGCCCGTGCTCGGACCCCTCGTGCAGGACCTCAATTTTGTCCGTCCAGTCGTCAATGCAGTAGGCGCTCGCGCTTACCCAGACGGTGGCGCTCAGAAGACTTTCGTGCGTCCAACCATCACGACACACACAGCAGTTGGCACACAGTCAACAGAACTCTCTGCAGTTACTGCACAGACAATGGTCATTGCATCCAACACAGTGAGCAAGACCACACTTGCTGGACAGGTCAGCCTTTCAGTTCAGGACATCGACTTCACGTCACCTGCAGCAATGAACCTGATCCTCAATGACCTGATGGGCGAATGGATGTACTCATCCGACAACTTCGCAGCAGACGCATTGCTTGCAGCAGCAACCTCATCGGGCGTGTGGGACCTCACCGCAGCAGACCTCGTGAAGAGCATCTACGATGCAGCAGCTGACATCAGCAACGGACGCAACTGGTTCCCAACCCACATGTTCGTCTCGCCAGACGTATGGGCACAGCTTGGTCAGGTCGTTGACTCAACCAACGCACCACTCTTCCCATTCGTTGGTGCTGGTCTCACCGGCATGAACCGCCTCGGTTCACAGAACGCAACATCATGGAACGGCAACCCACTCGGTCTTGAGCTTGTCGTTGACAGCAACTTCGCTGCCAAGACAATGGTCATCACCCGCGTCGGCACCGGCAACGGCGATGCGTTCGAGTACTACGAACAGCAGAAGGGCCTTATGAGCGTTGAACTCCCAAGCACCTTGGGCCGTCAGTTCTCATACCACGGCTACGTTTCCACATTCGCTGCCATCCCTGGCATGATCCGCAAGATCACCCAGGCCTAAGCGAGAGGGGCACCGCGTGTCGGTGTTTACAGTAATTTCCCGTCAGCGTCTCAATGACTACGCCGTCGTTCAGACGCTGACGGAAACCCCCATAGAAGTCGGTCAAAGCATCACGCTTGCCGGCGTAGACGGAAGCATCAACGGAACCTTTACGGTTCTTGCCTGCCCTCAGTACGAATACATCGGCACCAATGAGGACACAGGCGAGTTGCGTTTTGACTCAGCCATCCCACACGCCAACCAGTTACTGGTACGCAGCGTTGGGGATGACTTGCTTTGGGGCACACAGTTACCAACAGCAACCTGCACATGGACGCTGACCTGCACTTGGGTGACCGCCACGGACATCGAGGACTATGTGGGCATCATCACTGCCACAGCAGAAGAGGCAGCCTTCTTGACTCAGTGTGCGGCCGCTTGTAATGCCTTCGCCTATCGTCGACGTTACGAGGCGGGGTACCTGCAAGACAGCCTCACGACGGTTCCGTCTGGCGACGTGAAATTGGGGACCATCATGATTGGCGCTGCCTACTTCAGGCAGAAGGGTGCCTTCAATACCATTGCCACCTTCGACGGCATGGGCGCTCCACCGTCTACCGGTGTCACCCCAATGGTCATGCAGCTTCTCGGTATTAACCGCCCACAGGTTGCGTAATGGCTTACGAGGATCTCTTCAACATCGCACTGGATGACCTTGCGGAAACGCTTGGCACTATCACAGGTTTACGCGTTGTCACAGAACCTCGAGCCATCAACCCTCCTTGTGTATTTCTTGATGCCCCGTCATTTGACGCGCATAACTACAACATCGTCCGCATGACTTTCCCCGTCCGAGTAATCGGGCAGGGCGCTGCGGATCTAAACCAGTTGCGTTTACTTCTGAGCATTGCATCGCAGCTGCTCAACAAGAACGTGGCTGTCCTTGACGGTCGCCCGTCAATGCTTACTATCGGCGGTCAGGACTACGCGTCCTACGACCTCAACATTGCAATGCAGGCCCAATCATCATGACCGATTACATCATCAACTCACGTCGCGTCGGCACTGTCGGCGAGAAGCTCAAGATCTCTAAGAACATCACCGAGAAGGTGCTGTCTTATTTGCTTAAGGCTGGTTTCATTTCTGAAGCCCCACAAGCACCCACAAAATCTGCTAAAACAGAACCCAAGCAAGACCTCAACGAGGAGTAAACATCATGGCCGTTGGCACATCCACCTATCTCTCTAACCCAGACGTACTTATCAATGGCACCGTGTCATTGACAGACCAGTGCCGTTCTGCCGTACTCACCCGCACAGTTGAGGCTCTCGAGTCCACTGCATTCGGCGGCACCGCTCGCGTCTACACCGGCGGCCTTGAGAACAACGAACTCACGCTTTCTCTCTACATGAGCTACGCAGCAACCGAGACCTACGCATCACTTGCATCCCTTGTCGGTACGCAGTTTGACGTGACGGTCTCTCCTGCAGCTCCTGCCTCTGCTGGCGTTTACACAACGACCAACCCAGGCTTCAAGCTTGACAACTGCTACCTCGAGTCATTGCCAGTTATCTCGGCGACACTCGGAGAACTCAGCGTTATTGACATCACTTTCCGTGGCGGCACCTACTCCGTCGACGAGTCCTGATCTAAAACTAAATAGGGAGAAACAACATGAAGCTCACACTTAGTGTGGAGTTTCTTGACGGCAGCAATGCCGTCGTAGAAACCAACCTCTGGGTAATCACCCAGTGGGAACGCAAGTACCGGTCCAAGATCAGCAACCTCGCTGACGGCATCGGCGCTGAAGATCTCGCTTTCCTCGCTTACGAGGGTTGCAAGGTTTCAGGCGTTGTCGTGCCCCTTGTCTTTGATGACTTCATCAAGAAGACAGCCAAGGTGGAGGTCATTGATCAGCAAACTGAAAACCCTACCCAAGGGGAACCCAGCGCCGCCGACTAGCAGAGCTGCTAGTTGCAACAGGCTGGTGGCCCCCAGGCGTAGACTTCGACACAAACGACCTAGCCACAGTGCAGAAGGTCATTAACGAAAGCCAACAGTAATGACTATCGAGACAAGCTTTGAGGTTTACGGACTCAAGGCAGCGCTCTCGGAACTGTCAAGGGTTGACCGTAAGTTGCGTTTACAAATTACGCGTGACTTTAAGAAACTGACTGACGGCCTTGTCAAAGACATCCAGCAGCACGTGCCAGAGTCGGCACCAATTTCTGGTATGGGTCGTAACTGGGTGACGGCCCGTACTGGTTTTCAGATGTTCCCCTGGAACGGTCGACTTGCTCGCAACATGGTGAAGCAAAGCGTAAGCGCTAAGAAGCCCAGAGAGTTTGCCGGTATCACCCGCAACCTTGCGGTCTTCTCTGTGCGCTGGCAAGGCATGGCCAACACCCTCTACGACATGGCGGGCCGTCGCAATACCAACCCACTTGGTTCAGCGCTTGAGGACAAGATTGGCCCAGCGTCTCGCGTCATGTACCCAGCGTTTCAACGTCACGAGAACGAGATCCAGCAAGGCATGATTGACATCGTTCAGAAGGTCGGCGACGCTGTAAACAAGAACCTGAAAGTGACCCCTAAATGAGCATCGTCCTTAGTGTTGTATCTGACTGGAATGGCAAAGCCATTGAGCGAGCCATCAAGGAATTTGGCAATCTCAAGACCGCAGGCGAGAAGGCATCAATGGCCATTGACAAGGCCGCGCTTCCCGCAGCTGCTGCGTTGACTGCCGTAGGTGTTGCCGCCGTCGGTGCTGCCAAGGCTGCGATGGAGGACGCTGCTGCACAGTCGCGTCTCGCTGGGCAACTGGTGCGATCTACTGGTGCCACCAGCGCAATCATCAAAGCCAATGAGGACTACCTGTCCAGCCTTTCCATGACCGTGGCTGTGGCCGATGATCAGCTCCGTCCGGCCCTGTCGAGTTTGGTCGTGGCCACTGGCAACCTCAGCAGCGCACAGCAATTACTTGGCACCGCACTTGATGTCTCGGCAGCCACGGGAACGGACTTACAGACCGTTTCTGATGCCCTTGCTAAGGCCTATGCAGGCAACATGCGAGGACTTCAAGCGCTGTCCCCTGAGATGAAGAAAGCCATCCAAGACGGTGCTGACTTCTCGGACGTGCTTGCCATCCTTACAGACAACTATGGCGGGGCGGCAGAAGCTGCAGCCAATACCGCTGAAGGTGGAATGAAGAAGTTCACTATCGCCGTTTCCGAGGCACAGGAAGCCGTCGGTGAGTCGTTGCTTCCAGTCCTTGAGGCAATCCTTCCCTACCTGCAGTCGTTTGCTAAGTGGGTTGAAAAGAACTCACTGGCAGTCGTCATCATGGTTGGGGCTATGGCGACGCTCGCCCCAGCCCTGCTCGCAGCCCA